GTTCTTTGATACACATTGACCAAGTAGGAACAAGCAATACTACTAGAGTTTGGTGTGGTTTATCTGAAGGCACTTACACAACACACAGTTGTAACAATGCAGAAATAGATATAGATCAGAACGGAACCTCAAACACAGCAAGAGCCTATAGTCAAGTTGCAAACCATACGGGAAATGAATACAAGATTGAACAAGATGGAAACGATAACTTTGGTTATATCGATGCAGACGATGATGGCAGCGACATGGACATTGTGCAGAACGGCAACAACAACGATGCTGAAATCTATATGCAGGGCGACAATAACGTATATGAAATTACACAAACGGGTGATGACAAGGAGGGAGAGATCAGAGCTTTTGGCGACAGCTCCAATTTTTCTATTACGCAATCGGGGACAGGCGAACACTATGCCAAGATATACGCAAGCACATCAGCCGACAACAATGATGCAAGCATAACTCAGACAGGTAGTGGCGACCATTACATGAAACTCAATTTCTATACGGATGATTACGATGTGACTGCAACACAATCAGGGGCAACCAACAAATCAATCACGGTCAACTACAACTGCACCACCAATTGCAATAAAACATTGACGATTAATCAAAGTGATTAAAACCAAAGTATTTATGGTTTTGTTGCTTGTCTTAGGGCTGCCGTTGGTGTACAACCCAACCTTTTATGAAACAATGAAACTGAAGACCTTTGATGCGTTTGTTGTTAAAAAACAACCTTCAAACGTTTTTTCTATTTTAAACATTACAGAGGACGACGTAGCGAAAGAAAGAGGCTACCCGTTTCCTAGAAAAAGATTGGCAGAAATACAAAATGAGCTTATTGATAAAGGTGCATTGGGTGTTGGTTGGGTTATCGCCTTTCCTCAACCAGATCGTTTTGGTGGTGATTTGGCATTTGCGGAAAGTCTTGCCTCTGCTCCCAGTATCTTAGCTTCTTTTGAAAACGACAATGGAGAGTATCCACTGACCACGGGGACAGTGATCCTGGGCCAAGATCATGGTGGCTTTAAAGCCAAAGGGGTGGTACAAAACATTCCGTTGCTGCGAGAAGCAGCATACCAAGGCATAGCGGTTGCGCCCACTGAGGTTGACCAACTGGTAAGGCGTATGCCATTATTACTAAGAACCCCTGACGGTTGGGTTTCTGCCTACGGCACAGAGGTTTTGAAGGTCTTAACGGGGTCAGACACTTACCTAATAAAAACTTCAGATGCAGGTATACAAGAGATTAGAGTCAAAGGTTTGCCCCCAGTTAAGACCGACACATTGGGTAGGAAGTGGATCAGTTGGGTCAATACGCCAGAGTTTTCTCTTGCTGACATCAAAGGCACAGACCTAATCAAAGACCGGTTCATCTTCGTCGGGGTCACTGCAAAAGGTGTTATGCCACAAGTCGCAACCCCTGTCGGTCTAGTAGAGCCTCATAAAATACAGGCGGCCTTGTCGGAGTCTATATTGATACAAGACAGCCCAATGATCCCCGATTACGCGCTTTTGGCTGAACTGGGTATCTATTTGGTTGTGGCTTCTTTGGCATGGGTTTTTGTGGCTGTGTTTGGAATCAGTTCGGGCTTGGTTCTTTTTCTTGCGTTAAACGGCTTTGTTCTCAGTAGTGGGTATTACTTAATAAAAAATAACTTGTTGATTGATGTCACTTGGTCGCTGGTCGCTGCGTTTATTATGGGGGCCGCTGGCTTCTACCTGAACTTTAGAGAACAATACAAGCTTCGGCAAGAGATTAAAAAACAGTTTGAGCACTATCTTGACCCAAGACAAGTAAAAAGACTGCAAGAGAACCCAGAGCTTTTGGTCCTTGGAGGAGAAACAAGATACGCAACATTCTTGTTCACGGACGTAAGAGGGTTCACAGCTATGTCAGAAACACTGCCTCCAGAGCAAGTGACCTACATTATGAACAAAGCTTTGACCGCTCAACAAAAAGCGGTGCAAAGGGCTGAAGGCACTGTGGATAAGTACATTGGTGATGCGATGATGGCTTTTTGGAACGCGCCTTTAGACCAACCTGCACACGAAACAAAAGCCCTTATTTGCGCAAAGCTTATTATGGACAACATGAAAGAATTAAACACAGAGTTTGAAAAAGAGGGTTTGCCCACTGTTGAAATTGGTATAGGAATTAATTCCGGCACCGCTGTGATAGGAAACATGGGATCGGAAACACGGTTTGATTACACTGCCATAGGCGATGCGGTCAATGTGGCAGCGAGACTTGAATCGGGGACCAAGGACCTGGGAGTTAGTTTATTGGTAGGAGAAGACACGGCTCGTTTCTGTGCTTTTGACCTCAATTTTGTAGACACTATAAAAGTCAAAGGAAAAGAGAAACCTTTGAGCGTTTTCTCTTTTTAATTTATACTTCTATTATGGGCTTCCCATTTGAAATAATTACGATGTTGGGCTCGACCTTGTTGAGTAGTTTGTTAAGTATCTGGTCACAGAGCAGAAAGGCAAAAGCCGAAGAACAACAATTACTTATAACAAGAGGCGAGTTTCAACTACAGGCCATAGAGGCGGCTCGAAATGTTAAAGACAACGGCTTTACGTTTACAAGAAGAGTAATCGCACTGACTTCGATCTTTGCTATTATACTGCTACCAAAGCTTGTGGCGGTCTACTACCCCGATGTATCCGTAACCGTTGGCTACACAAACTGGATGCCCGGCTTTTGGTTTTTCAAAGAAGGAAGAGAGGTCTTTGAATGGGTTACATTTCAAGGATTGGTTATAACACAGTTGGACACAAACCTAGTATCGGCCATCATTGGCATGTATTTTGGTGGTAGTCTAGTTAAAAAATAAAGGTTATTATATAAAAATGCCCTACGCTACATTTAAACTTAAACCAGGAGTCAATAGAGAAGGAACCGCGTTTTCTGCTCAAGGCGGGTGGTTTGATTCCAACTTGGTTCGTTTCCGTAAAAGCTTCCCTGAAAAAATAGGGGGCTGGGAGAAAGAACAAACAGCAACGTATCTGGGGACGGCGCGAGCTCTGCACGCATGGGTGTCTCTAGCAACTACAAAATATTTGAGTTTGGGCACAACCCTTAAATACTACGTCAAAGAAGGGGACAATTTTTACGATGTTACCCCAATACGAGCGACAACCTCTGCTGGGGACGTGACTTTCTCAGCAGCAAACGGCGATGCGACCATCACCGTGGCAGACACGTCTCACGGTGCAAGTAAGAACGATTTTGTCACCTTTAGTGGTGCCGCTACTTTGGGCGGGTTAATTACCGCGACCGTTCTTAATCAAGAATATGAGATTGCAACAATTGTAGACGCCAACAGCTACACCATTGAAGCCAAAGACACCGATGGCGATACCGTTACAGCAAACGCAAGTGACTCTGGGAACGGTGGGTCAAGTGTTGTTGGCGCTTATCAAATTAATGTGGGCCTCGATGACTATGTTTCTGGTTCAGGATACGGTGCAGGAATGTGGGGAGACGGCACATACGGTGATGCTTCTGCACTTGCCTTTAACAACCAGTTAAGGCTTTGGACGCAAGACAACTTTGGTGAAGACCTCATTATTAATCCAAGAGCCGGCGGTATTTTTTATTGGACCGAGAACAACGGCACAAGTGTTAGAGCCAAAAGCTTAACCGAACTAGGGGCCAACCTGCCTCCTACACTGGCCCTGCAAACATTGGTCAGCGATGTTGACCGGCATGTTATTTGTTTAGGGGCAGACCCTTTAGATGGTGCAGGAGTAGCTAGAACCAGTGCTATTGATCCTATGTTTATTTGTTGGTGTGACCAAGAAAATATTAATGAATGGGAACCCACTTACAACAACACCGCCGGATCTCTAAGGCTCTCGGCGGGAACACAAATTGTGGGCGGCCTTCGCTCCCGACAAGAAACACTGATTTGGACCGATGACGCGCTGTACAGTATGCAGTTTATTGGTCCTCCGTACACGTTTGGGGTTAATTTAATCAACTCCGGTGTCGGTATGGTCGCTCCCAAAGCTTGTGTCAATACACCAGCGGGGGTGTATTGGATGGATCGCTCTGGTTTCTATAATTACAACGGCTCTGTTTCAAGAGTGCCTTGTTCCGTGCACAGCTATGTGTTTGATGATTTTAACCAGGGACAATCGTTTAAAGTGTTTGGTTATTTAAACCGGCAGTTTAATGAGGTGGGCTGGTTCTATCCTTCGGGAAGTTCCACAGAAATAGATCGTTATGTGACGTATAACTATCAGGAACAGGTTTGGTACTATGGCCAGTTGACCCGTTTTGCTTGGTTGGATGAAGGTGTGCAACCTTACCCGAGGGCCACGGGCACCGATACCAGTAACTATGTATACAAGCATGAAACCGGAAACGATGCGGACGGGACGCCCATGGACAACGTGTACATTGAGTCGGCAGATTTTTCGTTGGACGGCATAGGCAACAACTATACACAAGTACAAAGCGCAATCCCTGATGTTCGTTTTCTCGGTGACGGCGGCTCAGATCAAGTGGTTAATTTTGTGCTAAAAACTAGAAACTACCCCAATGAAAGCCTAACGACCAAAAGCACCAGTCAGGTTACACAAAGCACACAGAAAGTAGACTTAAGAGGAAGGGCACGACAAGCAGTGGTGCGACTAGAATCGGACGATGATGCAACGACAGGGGAAAGGCTTGGTGTGGGCTGGCGATTGGGGGACATGAGACTAAGCACTAGACCCGATGGGCGAAGATAGTGTCACGATTACTCGTCACTAGACTACCGACGGCTGATATGTCGCATGGACACATTCACCCTGAGTTATTCAACAGATTGGTAAGGCTCTTAGAATTAAACCTACAAAGTTTTGATCCTACAGCGACTTATCAGTATACTAACACAGTCCGCGATCAGCTTTCTTTTAATCGCGGAGACATCATCTGGAACCTGACAGAGGACAGTCTTCAGGTCTTTGATGGAAACAGGTGGCAAACATTATACGCGCCGGACGGAAAAGGCGTGAAGGCCACGGGACAGCTTGGAAAATTAACCGTATCAACAAACGGTGCAACCACGGTTCCTATACTATAATGCCTATCAGAAAAGTAAGCGGAGGCTACAAGTGGGGAAAGTCTGGGAAGACTTATCCAACGAAAGCCGGAGCACAAAAGCAAGCCCAAGCAGCGTATGCTTCAGGGTATAACGGCTACAAAAACGGAGGACCGGTGGCAGGACAACGAGGAAGAATGAGTGGATTGGGCAGCTTTATTAGCGGTGCCGCGAACATGTTGCCTGGGTACCCTATAAACATCGGAAACACAACAGTTAAGGTGGGTGGTATTCCTGGCCAAGCGATTCACGGTTTAATGAATGCTCCCGGCAACACCGCACAAACATATATTGAACAGGGCATGTCTCCCCAAGACGCAGGAACCCATGCAGCAAACGTTGCAGCAAAATTTAGGGCAGCAGGAACCGGACCATCAGCAGCGATGGCGCTTCAAAGAATGCAGTCGGGAGTCGGTAGGTTCCCTGGTGGTAAAGGTGGTGGCAAAGGCGCAGGCGGCGGATACGGCCAAATGCAAAGAATGCGGCGTAAAGAAGACAAACAAACCAACAGAATAGCGAAACAAATAGCGTCTTTAATAGATCCTCAAACCTTCATAGACCAAGGCATGTCTGAAGCCGATGCTATTAAGGTGGCGGGGGAGAACAAGGCTAAATACGGAACACCCGAAGAGTTTAGAAAGTATCGGTTTGAAAAGAATTTTGGTAGGGCCAGTGTATATGGAACAGGAAAAGAATTAAGGGCCGGAGGAATTGATGCTTTGCCAAGCCTTGCAACGTCTTGGGGACAATACAAGAATTGGGACGAAGAAATTTGGCCTTGGTTACAGGCCAATAATATGGACTATGCAAATGCCCCTGATCCACGAATACCTCAAGAAGAAATAGACAAATTTAAACAGGAAAATCCTTTAGGTATAAGGACTTTGCCACCGTGGTGGGGAGGATAAGATGTCTGATCCATGGGATAGTACAAAACCTTTTGACTTTTCAGTTTTTGATGACCCTGAGTCTGCCCAAGCAATTGACCTTGCCGTTGATGGTGAGGTTATTGACCTTTTTCCTTGGAACCATCCCGCTGTTAAGTTTGCTAGGTGGTATAAAGACACGTTTGGTCACAAACCAAAGGGCTCTGAATCCTGGATTAACCATGGTGCTGATTACAGGGCTGACAAAGGATGGCATGAAGCAGGCGCTGATGACACCACTGGTGAAGCCAGTGACGAGTCTTATTTGGACCAATATTCAAAGGATAGAGACACAACGCCTACGCCAACGCCTACGCCAACGCCTACGCCTACGCCAACGGAGACGAATGTTCCTGTAGACGATCCTTTTAAAGAAGACCCTGTAATGCCTAATGTGACGGTTGTTGACGAGTTTCCCATGGATGATATGGGTTTTTCTGTGGGAGACCTTGTTCAATATGGAGGAATAGTTTATGTGTTAGGCGGTTTAGGTGATTGGACTAAGTTGCCGGGACAAGGAGAATCCGATTTAATTGCTGACACACAGCCCGGAGGTGGCTTAATGGAAGAAATAACCGGTACAGGTTCTTCTGGGTTGGGAGCGTTGGCAGGGGCTTTTGGTATTGAGGGTATTCTTTCTGATTTAATAGGTTCAATCGCTTCTCCAAATGTTTCCGGTGGTGGTTTAGGTTTATTAGAAAAATTAATTGATTTGTACGCCGCTAAAGGTGTGTACGACGATTCAAAGTACAAAGTGCCAACCAGTCAAATGGACGCACAGAGCACGGTCGGAAAAGATTGGGGCTTGCCCTCTAAAGAAAGCATGGTAATGCAGGGACTAGGGCCTAACTATCTTCAAGGACAAAAATACGCAATGAACAAAGGAACAACAATGCCCGCAGCCACACACGTTGGAGGAATGCCTTATATTGAAAAAGGAGAACACGGTGGCGTCATGGGCCTTAAAAAACGTTATGGAGACATCACTCCAGCCTTCCTTGAACCGGGAGAATTTGTGTTTACTAAAAAAGCAACGGATAATATAGGGGCAAAGAGACTGTATAAACTAATGAAACAAGCCGAACAAATGGGAATAGGATAATGCCAGATAAATATATAAAAAGTTATGACGACGGAGGCTATGTCTCCGGAGAATTTGGACCTAGTTCAACGATAGGGTTTGAAGCCCCTTGGGTCGAGCAATATCGACGCGGGTTCTTTGACAATCTAACAAACCTCACACGTGATCCTATGCCTACGCCTCAACGAGGGGTGGCTGGACTGGATCCGTTTGAAATGAAAGCACGTTCCTTGAGCGGTGGTCTAGGTGGGTTTCAACCCTACTTACAACAAGCGGGCGGTGCTTATGGACA